GTAAAATTAAATTCTGTGTGTACCCAATACGAATGTCTGATAGCATCTACATAATCGATAAGTTCAGGATACTCATATGGTTTTAAGTTTACTCTTTTAGAGAAAATATTTGGACGATGAATGGATCTATAAATAATATATTCTTTTGCAACATCATTCAGTCCATTATCCATCAATTTATTTTCCACCATGTCGTGAATTTCATCGACGTGAGGAATACGATGTTTATCTTCTCTGAACAAACTTTTTTTGGTTATTCGAGCAATTTTTTCAGCCATATCTACATCAACTTTGTTGACACCACTCATAGCCTTTATCACCGCATTTTTTATTTTTTCTTCCTCGAAAGGAACTCTATCACCACTACGTTTTATTACAAAACGAGTGTCAGTGGATATAAGATCTAATAAATCTTCCATGTCTATATTTTTATAAATTTAATTTTGAGTTTCACGTTGTTTTCTTTTCTCCATAAGTTCTTTGATTCTGTCTCTTTTTTGTTCTTCTTTCTTTTCTTCAAATCCTAAGAAAGTAACTGAAGATTCAGTATCAATTTCTAACAGTTCGTTGTTGAACTTACAGTTCTCGAAAACAACCCCATCTTTACCAACACGAGATTTGGTAATGGCGATGGTGGCCAGGTTCATTTCTTTTTGTTGAAGGGTCTTCGCCACAGAAATGATAACGTGACCTACTTGAGCCTTCTTAATACTACCACCCATTTGGTCGGTGGTTACTACCTCAGAAGATATAGAGCTTCTGTTACCCTGTGTTGCGGTCCATCCTACAACATTTAGTTCGTGACAAAGAGCCTCGAATCCCCTCATGACTGAACCTTCACTCTTCCATTCATCACCCAAATTTTTGTCAGGTACGATACAGTCGATATAATCAACCAAAATCATATCAATCTTATGACCATCAGCAATCATCTTGCGAATCATATTCTTGATTTGAGTCATTGTGTGAGTATCAGAAGGAAGTTTTTTCAAATACAATTTGTTAGTCATTTCTTCTTTGACTTGTCTTGCCTTTTCTAATACTTCATCACGATGTAATGGTAATTCATCAGGTGCAATACCTGTCCACATGGTGAAATGTTTTCTTTGGATAACTTTTGGATTATCCTCAAAAAACAGTTGTAAAACATTATAACCATTGTTGAAAGCACTGTTAGCAATTTTTGATAGGATTGTAGTTTTACCAACACCAGTTGGTGCCAGTATGACACCAATTTCTCCTTTAGCCAAACCACCTTTCAACAATTTATCAATACCTACAATACCCATAGGAATGGGGTGTCTGAAATCTTCATTCAGAACATCATCTAGATTGTTGAAAACATCTTCTATCTTGTTGTTGTTTTCTCCGATCTGAATCGCAGTTCTGAACAATTCTTCCAATTTTTCGTAGTTCTCAAATTCTCCATTATCGAGGATTTTTTGAGACTTAACGATTGCCTTTTGTAGTTCTTGTTGTTTACAAAATTTGAGAGCTTTTTCTTGGACAAACTCAGCACCATCAATTGGTGAATCTTGTATTTGTTTGATCGTATCATTGAGAATCTTGAGCATCAACTCTTGAGGAAACTCACTTTTTACAATTTGATACAAGGTTTCAAATGAAGGTGTACAGTCATATTTGACATAGTACTCCTTCATCAACTGAAGTAAGGTTTTGAAGTATTTGTTCTCGAAATGAGACGGTTCAATCACGTCAATAATGGAATGCGCGAAATCCTTATCTAAGATAATCTGATTTAGTAATTGAAGTTGAAATGTATTTCCTAAGTATTCGAAATTCCTGTTTGACATAATTTATTTTTTCCCTTTTCTGTAAGTTATAAATACTACTAAGCGAGGGTATAATTTAGGTAGTTTGTATTAAAATTTTGCCCTGAAAAAATGTCAGTTAGCTGTCGAAGTACATTTTTTGCCTCCTGACGGATGTCTACGGTGTATCTAATTTTTGGTGGGAAAATTTTTCCATCGAGTGAACGATGACAAATTGTCTGATCACCAACTTTGATGTAAAAATTAAACACCTCTGGTCCATCGGTGTTATCGGTTTCAAGGATCGATGGATCTTCAGTAATATCATATTGGTTGTCCAACATGTATACGACAGTCCTCATTTTTTGAGTTTGCTCAAAAGCATCTACCAAGTCTTTGAAATACTCATGGAGTTCCATAGAATGTCTTGCGGTTGAGTTGTAACCTCTTACATTGAAGTATCGTTGGATTACAATATTATTGTTGAGTGTGATGAGAAACTCCATCTTAACAATGTCCTGTTCTTTCATAAAATTTAATTTGATTGATTGAATTTTCTTTTTTCTTTTCTTGTTAGTTTCATAAACGGTCTGACAAAGTTTAGAAACGCTTCGTCAGTTTTGGGTAAAAATTTGAAGAAACCATCATCTGTCATCATTCTGATAAGATTCTTCGACCCCCTACCCTCGGGGTCCATTGTTTCACGATAATAAAGTTGGACAAGGGTTTTCCCTTCTTCAGTAATCATCGGGTTTGACAAATCAACAATTCTCTTGTTGACCTCGAAAAACGAGTCTCCAAGTTCACCATCTTTTGTTTTTCCTTTGACGAGATTTTGAAGTGCTTTGTTGTTTTCATTCTCCTGAAGAAGTTGATTGGTTTTTGACAAAATATCATCAACCGAAACCTCTTGGTCAAGGACCTCAGGGAAAAACTTCAAAAAAGTTTTTTCCCCGAGTCTCTCGATACCATCAATGTTATCACTCTTGTCACCCATAATCACCTTTAGGGTAATAATGTTCTGATGAGGTACTTTATGTCCCATTACAGAGACTTTATCCCCCATCTTATACGTTTCCTTAATCATAGGTGAAAAAATGGATGTAGTTGAATCTATGAGTTGTAACAGATCCTTGTCAGCGGTAAAGACGGTTTTGTTTTCATCCTTTGCAATCTGACAATAATAAGCGATCAAATCATCTGATTCGTTGTTGTCAACACGGATCTGACGCACGAAACATTCCTCCAAATACTCTTTAACTCGTTGTTTTTGAATATGATATGATTCGAGTTTGAACTCGTTCATATCTTGTCTACGGTTCAGTTTGTACTTGGGATATATTTCACGTCGTTGGGATGAGTTACCGTCACCGTCCCAAAAGACAATGACTTTGTCGTAATTGTACTCATCCAACTGTTTTCTAAGTGTGTTGAGAAAGTGGTACACTCCTCCGATGTGGTTACCATCAAAGAAGAATTCTCGGACTCCGTGGAATCCAATTTTAAATAAGTTATCTCCATCAACTAAAAGAGTTTTCAACTGTTACCTTCTATACGGTTCAACAAACAACGTATTACAACACATCAGATTCTTTCTCTTCGTGAAGAGAGAAATCACCATCAGAACCAATGATTTCTTTCCAGTAATCAGAATGCTCCTTCTTGTAAGCCTCAATCGAAGCCTTTTCTTCCGTTGTATCCTTTCCTGCCAAGAAACCGTGAGGGGTAACAATAATCTTTCCATCTTCATAACCCAATCCATTGATGTGGTTTTTCATGACGGAGATTTTAGAACGAGTAGCAAACTTTACCGTTCTTTTATCTTTCGTTGCAGTAATCTTGGTGGTACCAGCACCTTTTTGATTACCGAACAAAAATACCAAAGACGAATTGAGCCAAACTGACTCACCACCTTTAGCCTTGATTTTGGGTTGTCCAAACGGGTTGTCTGGAAGTTCAACCCATGGTTGGTTCACAATTACCAAAGTGTTTTCAAATTTTGAATCCGCTTTACGTGAACCTGAGATTCTTTGGTTAATCCCCATTCCAATCTTATCGGAAAGGGTGGCTGCATTATGTTGTTTACCACCTTTACCTTCATAAGTCATCTTCGAAGGGATTGACCCAACCGAGTCCCAAAGAAATAACAAATCATATTCCAACTCACCCTTTTCTTGAGCATCCAAGAGTTCATTGATGTAGTCAGTGATTTGTTCTATGTAACTAAAGTTGTTATTGAAAATGAAGAATCCATCCCAATCGATTTCACCAGTCTCTTCATCTACAGCTTCTTTACACTCAAAACCCATGATTTGTGCGTGTTCAAAACTCCACTTTTGTTCAGTGATTATGAATACAGGAAGAATCCCTTGTTTCTGAGCACTCACTGCTGACTTTACAAGTGCTGTAGTCTTCCCTGTGTCACTATGACCAAGGAACATGTTTATGTGTCCGATTGCAGGACCTGGAAGTCCAACCGCCTCCAAAAACTCTTTTCCCAAGTCTAAGAAACGTTGAGGTTTGTATTTTGCTGAAGTAGAAAATTTCTTCTTCAGAGATGTGAAATCATTTTTCTTTAGTGCCATATTATTTTTTGTATTCGTATTCGTTTGATCCAATAGTACTTTCAATATAAACCCAATCCTCGTCTTTTACAATATCTTCTAAAAATTCATACGGGGTTTCCTCATAAATTTTTTGTTGTTCTTCTGTAAGTTCAATTTCGTAGTAACGATAAACTGGAGATGTTTTTACTATTTTTGCCATATTAAGAAAATAAAAAAATGGTGCAGACAGAGCCTGCACCATCATAATTTAGAATGGGAGATCCTCATCAGGATCTGCACCAGCTTGTGGATCAGCAAGTTCGGTTGACTTACCACCACCCATCGATAGGAGGGCATCATCACCGTAAACATACTTACCCGTCTCAGAATCCCAACGGGGTTCCTCACCACGAGCAATTGCTTCCAAGTACTCAACAGGTTTTTTTGAGTAAACATCCTGCCAAGTCAATTCGTCTGCCAACCACTCTTTCATTACATTTTGATCTTCATGGAGAAGAGAAGGATCGTCATGCATGATAGTTTGGATCGAAGTATAATCTTTTCCACCAGGAGTTTTTTGCTTTACCAATTGAATGATTAAGTCTCTACCCTTTTCAGGATCTGTAATATCACCTTTTTGTCTCCAAATAGGAATAATTTTGTCAAGAATACCTTCGTTCTTGTAATTGTGTTTGAATCTCCAAAATTTTACACCTTCTTCTTCAGCGTCACGATCTACAACCTTTACAATGTAAAATTTACGAGATTTGTACTGACGAGCAAGCTCCTTATCAGATTCCTTTCCTGTTGCCATAAGTTCTTCATGAACTTCGTTCAAAGGGGAACGCTCGTTATCATTTTTTCCTGGATCATAGAACTTTTGCCATTTACCACCAACTTGTAGCTCGTGATAGTAAACTTCAACAAAAGGGGATGACCCATCTTTAGTGGGGAGAATGCGAACTCTTCTTTGACCTTGCGCCTGACCTTGTGGTAGGATACAAGCGAAGTACTTCTTCATTCGTTCTTCCTGTGACATTCGCCCTGAATTATCAAAGGATTGGGTGTTTTTCTCGTATTGTGCGAGAACTGCGTCAAGTGGACTGCTCATAATAAAAAAAATTAATTGTTAGACATAAAATATACGCCAAGTTTATTGTTCCGTCAAATCATTCGCCAAATAAAAAGGGTCACAATGTGACCCCTTTATAATAACAAATTCTTTCATAAAATCAACTCATACGAAACTTAGAGTCTGTTGGTTCTGGTAAATAACTATCAAATGATTGTTTGATTTCATTTGGAACTATATTTTCTACTTCATCTGAAGTTAATACGTATTCATTCTTACCAGTCTTTTCCATATCACCTTGTTTGTCTTGGAAAAAATCCGACAGCTTTTGTTGGTAGGGTCCTGAGTCCAAACTTCTCAATTCTAATTTTTCTTCAGGAGTCTTGGGTCTGTACTTCTCGATTTTTTGTTCAAGACTATTCAATTGTTGAACTAATCCGTCCATTTCCGCCAACTTAGTTTGTAGACCCTCTAACTGTTTGAACATCATGTCAAAATATTCCGTTTGTTTTTCACCCATACTTTTTTGTGTTGTCACCAAGTCAGTAATATCTAATTCTTCAGTTCCAGTATCACTTAGAGTGTCTTCAACCTCACCGGTATCAGAAATTTTCTCTACTTCATCATCTTGACTCACATCAATAACCTCAGGTTCTGGAGTCGCAGTTGTGTCTAACATAGGATCTACTTCTGCGGTTGGTGTTTCCACACCCACTGGTTCAGTTGCCGGTGTTTCAGGTTGACCTGGTACCGCCTCTTGTTCGGTTATGTATTTGTTTATTGAATTATGTCTATTCAATTCCTCTAAAATCTTTTTATCAATAATGCTCATAATTACCCGTTTAATAATTGTTTAACTCCGTGTGGGGTTTCTACTTGAACTCTTCTGTTTGTTCTCATGGTGTTATCTACTCTTTCAATCAACCCGTCTCTATCCCTTACGGTGTAACAGTCTCCTGTATCTAAATCACAAACTTCGGTGAAACCATTTCCTGCGGCTTTTTCAGTATACCTTGTTTTTTTTCCAAGATAATTATCTAAATGTTTTTGGATATCCATAACTTTTTTTACTATAAATATTACTAAAATGAAATAAGTCCTAAAGATATTGATTTCTCAACAACTTCGGACGCTTGTTTGGCTAACAGATCAACAGTATTTTTATTTGCATTAATATAATCATTTAATTGTTGATCATTATCAAATTTTCTTGTAGGCCAATAATACATCCAAATTAATGGTAAACTTGTTTTGAAATCATCTTTAGTATTCCAAACAAAAAGGTTTGGTTTACTATTATAGAAACCTCTATACCAACTCGATATAAAATCTACAGATTTTTCGAAATCTGTAAAAACGGCGTAAGGTATTGATTTCCCATCCTGACTTGTTCTACATCCATAAGTTGGGGTAAAGAATGTTCTACGTTCAACGTAGTTTATATCCCTATAGATTGTACCACCCAAAGGAGTACCACCCAAATCATTATCGTAAGCTTTTAATTTGTTTTCATCATGTCCATTTGCATAAGCGGTATAGAATGTTATAACCCTAAGTATTGGATCTGTAATTCTTTGTTTCAACAATTCCGCAAAATCTGCGTAGGTAAGATCTGTCTTAACACTTTCTACACCAGTAAAGGTTCTATAAGCAACATTTGCTGTTTGGATATCAGTAACACATCTTACAGGATCTGCTGGTGTATATTGTTGATTAGTTTGAATTGAATTACCCACTGATATCACGTTGTTACTTACTTCTTGAACCGCAGTTTCCTTTAGTCTTTGAACATTTTGAACTAATTCGCCCAACAAACTCTGATTCAAACTCAAAATTTGTTTTGTAATTTTTGGAATTGAGGCAACAGGCATTCTCAAACCGGTGAAAAATGTTTTGAAATCCCCACCATCAATTACGTGTGTTACTGATTGTATCATGTATGGACCGTAGAACATAGGTACGTGTTGTAGATTAAAGTACATGGTAGGTTGAATCATAACGTTACCCATAGCTTCTACCCTACATTCATAACTTCTAGTCTTGTAATAATTGTACAAACCTACACTTTGAGATGTTGCCCTACGACCACCAGCCTGAAGAGTTATATCGGTTATAACTTTGTTAGATTCTGCGGTAGCCGCTGCTTGATTTTGTTCAAGTTGTATTGAATAAAAAATCCCTTGGTTTCTAGTACCGAAATCCACGTTGAACCCAACTACCTTGTTGGAGTTTGCAAAATCTGTTTTCCCCTCAAGTTTGGTTACCAATGGTTGATCCCCACCACAATCAAACGTAAATGCATCTGTCTTCCATCTGTAATCTTGGTTTTCTTTCATAGCCAAGTGTTCTGATGGTTTACCAACAAAATAACAAACTAACTTGGGTGATGAATCTCTATAATCAACCTCAAGAAATGTTCCGAATAAAGAATTTGCCATGTCTTGACTTGTCTCAGTTCTCGGTCTTGTAGAATTTGTTACATCTCCGATTCCCCAAAAATTTACGTAAGCCGGCATTGGCATCATTTGGAATTTGTTATCGGCAAATATCTTACTGACAAAATCAATAATTCTCGCATTTGAGTTACGTGTCGATGTCAGGAAGTTTCTTAATTTTACCACATCAATTAATACCACATCACCAATATCCCTGTTGGCTCTATCTAAAAACAGAACATCTTGGAATAGAGTACGAGTTCTAAACTCACCACCCGCAATCCATTTATCATTAAACGCTTTGAAAGTTTCCCAATATTCTAATTTTTGTAGGTTACCATCCAACGCACTTATGATTGGTTTTTCATTACTTTGTTCAACGTTTGGAAGTTGTTTTTGTAAACTGAAGAATAATTGTTGTAGTATTTGATTCAGAAACTGATTATTTGATTCGTAGTAGTCGTTAATTTGTGTCGTAAAGTTGGTGACGTTGTAGTTTCCATTAGCCAATAGCTTTTGTGTACCATAAATCTTAATCAATGGTGCAAAGTTCTTAACATTCTCAGGAGTAAATTCTACGTTTACGTCGATAAAAAAGTCCGTATAATAACTTCCCTGATTTGTATAAGCAAGTCCTTGTGATGTTGCAAATCCAACCCACTTATACATTTCTTGCCATGCCTGAGGATTTAGAGCAATAGATTGAGCTAATGTTGTAGTACCACCAACTGATGGTAAAGAATTTTTTACATAGGCATTATAAGTAAATCCATCTACCACTCTATCAGTAGTACGTGTAGTAAAGGAACCATATAATTTTCTGTTGAAATTTGAAGGATTTCCATATCTAAGAACCACATCGTAATTTAAAAACGAGGATAAAGTATTTGTAATTTTTATAGATTGAGTGTCACTTACAGTTTTTACATAATCGGTTACCGCCAATTGATTGTCTACTTTATCGACAGTAAGTAATTCTTGAAACAACGCTTGGAAATTCTTGTTGACAAAATTATTGGAAGATAAATCTTGTGTAGTAGCATTTTTAGCACTGATACAGAAATTCAAAAATTCTTTTTCAAACTCATCCAACATTTCTTTTTTGAACACACCAAAAATTTCTTCAATTTTAGAATATGAGTTTTGTAATTCAAAAGGATTCGTGTTGTTGTTTTGCGGCACAACTTTTTTGAAATATTCATCGTAGTTTGGTTGGGTGATGCTCGGGAGTTCAAAGTATCCAAAGTTTGGTGATTGCCAAAAAGTTCTAAAACTCCCATCAATAACCGCTTTGTTATTGAGAACTTCTTGAGTCATTGTTTCTCCTGTTGGAGTATCTTGGAAACATTCGTAGTAGGCCTGATTGATGTTAGAACCAAAACTGGGTACTACCATAGTTTGGTTTTGTAAACTTGGTGAAAATTTTGAAGAATTCTTAGTATCGAAAGATACAAACCATGTTTTTAATTTTAATACCCTATTAGAGTTATTAGGGTCAAAACCTTTAGGTAATTCGATAGAACTATTTGGAATATAATCTACATTCAAACCCTCGACAGTTGCTTTATCAAATTCACTTGTAGTATAGTTTGTGAATAAGTTTTGACCCGTCATGAAATAATACATATTGTTTATTACTTTGGGATAAAAACCTAAATTCATGTTTGAAACTAAAAGTCCTGTATCGGTCACATTTTTTTGACCAACAATATTGACACTCGCTCCCTTCTGATTGATAAAACTATAATCCTTACTAAAATCTTGAGTGATCGGATCGTATAACTCAAAGTAGTCAACGTTGTTCCATGTCGAATTCAGAATATCCACACCTGTATCAATATACGTTTTGTATCTGTTCCAAATGGAACCATATTTTAGAATCCAAGCGTAAGGAATCTTATGGACACCACCAAACTTTGTTAAAGTTGTATACATATAATCCAACTCTTCAGTGATAGTAGGTGTAATGTTTTTATATTTTTCTCTAAGTGTAATTAGAGGTAAAGAATTCAAAAAGATGTATGCCGGTTTGACATATGGATTAATTTCTACCCCATTTCGATCTAAATCAACGGCTTGGTTGAATGCGTTTACAAAGAACGGAGTATTCAGCATTGATGTTGTTTGATCCGCAACAATTCTGCCAGTTTTGTTTTCATAATTCAAAGTTCCTTCGGTAACCAAAAAATCTTTTGTGTTTCTTCTTTCATTATAGAAAACATCTAAGTTTTTTTCCAAACCATTATTGTTGACTAATTCAGGTGCATTTACGTTCAAAAATTCACCACTAGTAAACGGACGATTGTCGTTTTGTGACGAGTTAACTTGATAATTTGTTACAAACTTTTTGGTTTCATTAAAGAATAAACTTTGAGTTGTCAAAAAAGGATTAGTTCCTGATGTAAAAGAACTCAGGTTTGTTGCATTCCAATTACTATCGACAATCGGGTATAAATCAGTAAAGTCGGTTTGATTAGATTTAGTTGATTTTATAAATTCAGTGAACTTACTTAGAGACTCTACTTGTTGTTCGGTTGACTCGGAATCATTTGAAATGACTGTATTGGGCAAAATAGAATAATCTTTGTCTGTTATTCCTCGTAAATAATCCGAAGTAAATTCACCTCTAATGAATTGTTGCCAACTTGGTCCTGTACCATCATTTGATGCCGATCTCAATATTTCTAAGTAGTTTGAAGGAGCAAAGGGAAGGTTTTTAAGTGTCTTAGTCAAACTTGGACTTGTACCAAGTAACGATGTTTGAATATTGATATTCTCGATATCCGACAAGGTTTTGTAAAGTTCGTTATTTCCTTCTTGTTTTTTAGAAAATCTATCCCAATACGCAGCCAAAAGAACTCTCTCATAAATTTCATATAAAAACTTGACAGTTTGATAGTCAGAATATGGGAAATTAGTCATTGGGAATTCAACAGCGTTAGCTGAAATTCTTAAGATGGTTCTCGATAGATTAGAATTACCATTCGGTGCAGGTGGGTTATCAGCCGTTTTGGTTAGTCCTTTAACGTATTCTTCAACAAACTCAACTTCAGGCCAAGCCGAAAAATCATTAGCACCAGTTCTAGTAACTTCAGATTTATCACCAGGGTATCTTAATTCAAAAGGTTCATCGTCATCAGAATTTGTGTCAACCAAATATTGTGGCCAAGGATATACCGGCACCGTTCCCAAACTTTCAACTTGTGTTGTTGGATTATTATCTTTGGTATCACTACTAGCAGAACTTAATGTTGGATTGAAGATAGCATTCAATCTTTTTTTGTTCAACCTTTCACTCCAAGCCTTTTCATGTACATCGTCCATCAACAAATATAGTCCCTCGACTGAAGCGAATATCATAGCCATAATGTTTCTTATTGATGGTTTGAATCCTAGACCATTTGGCCCTTCAATTTTTTTCTCCAAAAATGTACTTAGTGCTGCAACAATTTTTTCTTTTTGTTTTGAAATTTCGTCATTGATTTGATTTATAATACTTTCAAAACTGTTCTCACCGGCAAATACGAAATTATATGTAGGAAAAGTCGCCACTTCTCCACCAACTTTAATAGAAGTTGGTTGAAAAAACTGTAAATTTTCTGTTTTAAACTTCACAACCTCTTCATCGTTGTTTGGTTTTCTTTTTGCAACTAATTCAAAAGTTTTATCCCAATCAATTTCTTGTGGTGTAATTGCCTTACGAAATGTATCTTCAATCAAAAGGTTTTTCTCATCAACACTCTTTGCAGGATTTACAACCGTGATTTTTTGAATCGCATAAATCCTTGTACTAGTATTGGTCACGTTTTCAATGGTAAATGAACCGTTGAGCCCTAGCGTTGGATTTTTCTCTAAAGCACCCTTGTAACTTGTGACAATTTGGTTTAGTTGGATGTAAGCATCAAGTTGTGCTTGGCTATTGTTAATTGTGTTCTTATACAAATACACAATTTGTGGTTCGGGTTCCGTATCCACTGTATCAGAACTTCGATTGAGATACACATACGGTTTCTGTCCATCTATGTATCTTGAAAACCAAGAATTTTCGTTGTTAGAGTAGACATCGTTATAAAAATCTGCAACTAATTTTGAATAATTTTGTATGTCTGATAGTGGTGTAAAATCTGCCTGTCCAAAACCTTCCAAAATGTTTTTCTCTAATAGTTCTAGTCTAGCTAGTAATTCTGGCACTGATAACTCAGGTAAATTTTGGGGAATCAATCCAAGAGATTTGTATTTTGAATACATATTCTTGATGTTTGACATCCCCTTTGTTTCTCTAATTGTGACCGTAGGTGTAAGGTTATTACCTAACGAGGCTCTGGCCGCTTGGACCGCTTGTGGTTCTTGTCCTGTTGATTGTACTCTATAATCAGAGCTATACATAAAAGGTATCGCAAATAAAGACGCTACCTGCGTTTCAGCTAAAATGGTGTATTTGTATGAATAAAATTTGAGATTGATTCTGTAATTACCCGTATTCCCTTCAAAAGCTGCCGAGAAATTTGTAAGAACTAATTGGTATTTTATAGCCTTACCATAAAATCCCTTGAGAGTCAGGAAAAAAATTGGATATGGTAGATTGAAGAATGCCGCATATTCCGAATTTTCACCTTTTTCAAATAAGGCCCTACCCTGAGTGTCAATTAAGACCATGTTTACGGTAGGTGTCGCACTTCGAGTATTTTCTATACGAATAGATTCGATACCCAAAAGACCCGTGTCAATAGAATTTAATGTATTTTGAGCTATGTAAAATTCATTTGTTTTATTGGGTTGACTAATTCTATTGTAACTTGGTTGATTTGTACCAAAACCATTTTGATTTTTTAATCCTGTAATCTCATCCAAGTAATCGTTTCTTAACTGTGTTCTCCCTCCGGGTCTAAGAAAGTTCATCGAGGCTATCGGTACGTTCTGTATTGCATCAGTGATTGGTGAACCTACCGCCAATTTTGTTCTTGGGATAACACGAGCCTCCAAATTGGCGTACATAACCAAATTTTCTTGGGCAAGTTTTCTTTCCGATACTGTTCCGTCAGTATTTTGAGTTTTGTTTGGATCAACTAAAATAATATTCTGACAATCAAAATCGACAAAAATGTTATCATTATTTCCTAAGTTATCTGCCATAATAGAAGAAGTATTGCTCTACGCCATTTTTATAATCTTGTAATGATGATATAAGAGGGAACGGGATAGTCAACACCGAATTATTTGGAATGTTCCATTCCAATCCTCCATATTGAGGATTTGCCTGTAAAATTAACCAACCAAAAAATGGTGATCCATAATACTCTTGTGAAACTTTATCCAAACGGCTAATACCAGTCCTATACACATATCTTTGATCCGATGTTTTACTCGGTAGCGGAACGAAAGGTACGACCAACTGTTCCCCGTTCACAAAAAATTGTTGATATCTATTGTAATACGTATCCATTAGTTAAACCTCCTTTTAAAGTTATATGGGTTAGTTTGTGCGTTATCATTTTTATTTGAATAGATATTTTGTAATGTATTTTTGACTGTGGTAGATGCGGTAAGGTCTGTTATAAATGTGACAATTCTTTTTTGATTTGTACCAAAACTTGGAGTGTATTTATCGTACTGTAATCCTGTTGTGCTCGCTCTGAAGTCTGTCAAAGTTGTTTTATTTTTATCCTTAACTTCTTTCCAAATATTATAACGCGAATTATTGTTTCCTAAACCATTATAATAAAAATCAACAGCATTTGCAGTTGCTTGGTCTAACCCCGTTTTCAAAGCATTTACGAAATTTTGTCGTGATGATTCTGCGAGTAATGCGTTGGACATCATCATAAATTCCAACTTATCATCATCATTTGGTAATTTAGTGTCCGTAATATTATCGGACGAAGGTGGGGTGTATGAACCACTACTTTTATTATATGATGTACCATCATATAAACCTACCGAACTTAAACTCGTCAGAAAATCACCAATATTGGTGGCTAAAGTTGTTGTATCAGTACCCAATTTAGAATACGTATTTACCGTAGAACCATCTACCACCTCATTTGTACCTGTGGTTTTATAAATAATTGCTGTATTTTGTTTATCTAACTTACCATCATAACCCTCAGTTGCCGTAGGGCCGTCCAAAACAAAATTAATTCTATCTAAGTTAAATACTAAGTTTTGTTGGTTTTGTACAAGGTTATTGATATTTTCCGTAATTCCATTAGAAAAATTACTTCTATACGTGTTTATATAATCTGAGTAGTTTTTCTTGAATAATCTTTTCTGAGCATTAGTTATCGAAGGATTTTTGAATTCGTTGGAGTTGAAAATTGGTATATTATTTTGGTCTATAGACTTCAATAATTTATCGAATGAGTTATCCAAATAACTTTGGAACTGCATCGGTTTTCCGTATATATCGGTAGTATTGCCGTTAATTTCACCTGTATTATAACCCCTATTGTTTCTAGCATCACTATTTAGTAATGATAAGATTCCATAATTGTAGTTCGAAAGTAGATTGTCAAAATAAGTAAAAGTACCACTAAAATATTCTTGAGTTTGTTGGACCAAAGAATTCATGAACCCTTCATATGCAATAGTTCCTGTTTGACCAGTAGATGTCTGACCTGTAACACTCTCTAAACCAATTGTGTTACTACCATCCGATGTAATATTATTTTGTACATTTTTAGCACCAACTACTGGTGTTTGTCTCGATATAGCATCAATAATTTCTTTATCTAATTTTGATGTGTCTTCTGTGGCTTCAGCTCTTTCATCATACATTTCCGTGTTTGCGTAGTAGTTGAAAGATAATGCATTTTGAAGAGTATCTATGGGATTTTTAAGTCCACTACCACCCACAAAATTGAATGACAAAGTAACATCTACTATCATAGGTTGGAAACCTATTCCCTCGGGATTCATATCGAAAGTCTTATCGTAAGTAAAACTTAAATTCTTAGGGATAATCTTAGTGTTGTAAAAATCACCAACTCTTAATACCAAAACAGGTGGAGCACCAAATGAGGTATTGATTGCGTCGTTATAAAGTTTTTCGCCGTTCGGACCAATAGTTGGAATAGTATCACCAGGTCTCATACATTGTTGTAAGAAAGTCAAACGTGAATTCAGACCCTCTGGTGTCATTGAGTGAAATGAAGGTTGAAAATACTTAATTTTGTCTTTGATAGAGTTATATATGAATGGATTTTCAGCCTTCATTACTTGGAAGTAATCACATTCACTCAAAAGGTATCTCAACAACTTTTTTGATGCTCCTTTGTACAGCGCTTGTGTTGGTTGTACACCACTAACAAGATTATTACTTCCAGGTTTTTCAGGCTGAGGTTTTAATCCCTGTTGTTGTAATGCGGCTTGAGCACCAACGTTGTTAGGTTCTGGTTGGTCTACGACGGGATTTATTGTAATATTTCCGATTGTAACCGCTCTACAAGCCATTGCCTGTGTTGAGTAAATTGCATTGTTACCCTGTAATTTTTGACTACAATTAAAGGGACCTAGTGTGAAATCCGAACCTCCGCTAGTACCAACAACTATTGGATTTGCTCTTGATATCTCTCCTTGAGCATCCTGTTGGAATATTAACTGTCCATTGGAAATAAATTGGGAAAGGTTTTTACCATTATCAAAAGTGAATGTGTTGAAAAAGTTCTCAACAGTACTAATCCTTCTTGAAGAAAGACTCTCGTTATAACTTGGCAGTGCGGGTTCTGATGCCGTTCCAATCAAATTTATAACAATACTTTGAGCTTGATTTTGGTTAAGTATATTAAAAATTTCGTTACCAAGTTCCCTCATTCTTTCGAAGTTAGGTATAATAGTATCGTCAAAAAATAATTTTACACCAGTTTTTTGATCTGGCTCCGCCAAATTGACATAATTTGTTATATTCGATGAACTAGCATACAAACTATAAAGATCTTGATAGTTTTGATCACTTGTTGTTGCCGGTGTTGTACCAGGAATATCATTTTCAAAATAAAAAGAATAATTTACATACCCATTCAATTTATCAGCAGAAACCGCTTCTGTAGAACTAGAACCACCACTTCCACCTCCCGTAGCACCAACAGTGTCTTCCGTTTTTATGTTCAATAAGCCTTCCTTATATTGTTCTTCGGTAACTTGGGGATTCGTAAGGACTTCTTGCCAAGCCTGCAACTCTGTTACGGGTACTGTATTATAAATTTTGGCTAATTCGTATATGTCATATTTTTTACAACCGGCAAAAAACGAACTAATTATAGAATCTACTTTTGGTCGGTCACCTTCATTCGCTAACACCTTGTTGACAATTAGGTTCAAGATGGATGGATGATCGACAATTATCTTCCACTTAAGGGTTCCACCTCTTGAGGTACTCTTGTAAGTATAAACAGGTTCTGGTCTACCTAAAAATGTTGTAGTATTGAAATCGGCTTGTGTATCTTCGTTGAAATTCAAGTCATATGGTGGAAACCACATAACACGACCACCGTTAGGCCCTTTTTCACAATCTGGTAAATCTGAAACCCTGTAACCAGGTCTATACCCCGTTCTCCAAGCGAGGTTTTCGATTGAGAACATGTATTTGGTTACTTGACCATTTATAATGTTTGTTGAATCGGGACCCGTTGTTGGAGTGATATTTAAATTGAATGTGTTATCTAATATCGAATAACTAAATTTTCTTATATTACCTTCATATTTTTGTAGGTCAGTGTAAGTGTAATATGGTGTATCTTTACTAAACACTCTACAATATTCTATTCCAACGTTTTCTTGACCATCAGT